TGGCATGCCCAGTTGTTCGCTTCGTTACCCATGGACGGAAACCTGCCTGGCTTCTACGATACAGAATCGTCCACACCTTTTACTATATCCCCTGAGACTAAGGAATCCGCGACTTGGTCGTGGATGTCCTCTTTCTCGGAGGAGAGCAGTAAACCTCTCTTGACCAAACTGGCTTTTTTACAAGAGCCAGCAGGAAAAGTCAGGGTTATTGCAATAGTAGATTGGTGGAGCCAGCAGACCTTAAAGCCCATTCACGAATGGCTATTTTCCCTTTTGGCTTCACTTCCAACGGATGCTACTTTCTCACAAGAAGGTAGTCTCCGGTCGTTCGCTAAAGAGGTTGGAAAGAATGTATATTCTTTCGATCTCAAAGCTGCGACGGAAATGATTCCTCAAGAATTATACACCATAGTGCTTGGGGCTTTCTGGTCTCAGGAGAGAGCTTCGTCATGGATGGCCTTGTTAACTGACCGATGGTTCAACTATTCATATCGTGACCCCGTCACGAATGAAATATTGAAGTCTGGAGTAACCCGGTACCGTCGGGGACAACCCATGGGGGCTTTGTCCTCTTGGGCCTCGATGGCTATCGTTCACCATTCGGTGATCCAGTACGCTGCCGCCAAAGTACAAATGTACCCCTTTTGGGGATACAGGATACTTGGGGATGACATCGTAATCGGGGATAATAAGGTTGCCCAATCCTACCTTGCGGTTTGTGAAATGTTACAAATCCCCATCTCCCTTCCAAAATCCCTTCAATCATCTAATGGATTCTTCGACTTTGCGTCGCAGATTCTCCAGTATATGAGGAACTTCTCACCAATTTCGTTGCGTGAGGAGCTCTCGGCTTACAATCCTTGTAAGCGCGTTGAAATGGCGTTAAGGTTGGTCAGAAGGGGGCTCGTAGATTTCAGCAAACCCGGCTGGTTCTCTTCTTACCTGAAGCTTGTCGTGTGTCCTACTGTCTATAAACAGATAGTGGATGCGCGGAAGTTAGGGAAGTTAGATATAGCTGCTAAGGTGGTCTTAATTCAGACCTTGGGTACTCTTGAGCTCTTACCTTTACGGTTTGGGCTTGAGGGTATGCCAAGGGTCACGATTGTAGATTCGATC